CTTCAGCAGGGTATGTCGCTCCCCCGAAGGTAGCCTACGTAACCACAGCCATCTTTACGATGTTTGCGGACAGACGTAGTACTCCAGCGGACAGGATGAATACCCTGAAGATGGCCGTGGGGTTGCTCCAAGGTGCTAGCGCTACTACTGCAACGGGAATTCTGAGCCAAGCAAGTGCTGGCGCAGCGTTTACCAACAGTGTGTTGCCGGTACCTGGATTCTTCAACACGGTCGCCCAACCGAACTAGCAAGTTCGGTACTCATCATCGCTCATTTGAGTGATGACCTACTAATATTTTGGAGGTGTTATGAGTTGGACTAAGTATAAGAAGGCCAAGGAGTCTCTAGAAATACTTGGGGACATAGCCAGGTCTTGCTCTTCCCTCGGTGGTACTCAATGCAAAGAGCTATTGCAGCTCCTAAACAAAGAGGACTACCGGGCTATGATCGATTATTCTTTCGATTATAGCACTAACGACACAGCAGACTTGATTTACGCTCGTCAGATGCAGGCACTGTTTTCTAAGTGCCCGTTTCTGCCGATTAACGTGAACCGAGTAGATGCAGCGTTAGAGAGATTTAATAGAGCCGAACAAATGTGTCGGGATACTAATCATCGAATGAGATGTGGTCGAGCGAATGCTCGTGTTGAAACGCTGTTATTCGGCGTCCAGCAGAAAATTACCACAATCTTAGGTGATATACCTACTCCTGACGATATCGACTTTTCGTTCGGACCTGGCGCAAACACCAACGTAAAAAGCACAGTGGCCTGCCCTAGGGCAAAGCTATCTGCGCGTTTAGCTTGTAGTGCAGACCTAGCCCCGGTAATCTCGGGTCTCCTTTCGGAGATCCCTGAGTGGTGTCGAGTCCATTCTCTCATTGAAACCGATGAGAGTTATGTTGTGGATGTTGACATTGTCCCGGCAAAGCTAGTATTTGTACCGAAAAACGCTTTGACCGACCGCTCGATATGTATTGAGCCAATTCTTAATGGTTTTTTCCAGAAAGGAGTTGGCTCCTACATCTCGGGTAGGTTACGGCGTTTTGGCGTTGACCTAACTGACCAAGAGCGTAACAAGCGTCTAGCCTTGGAAGGATCGATAAGTGGCAGATTAGCCACAATCGACCTTTCGATGGCCAGTGATTGCTTGGCGCGCGAGGTCGTGTTCAATTTGCTCCCTCCAG